TACTAAGGAGCATATAAATTTGGTCAATACGGGTTTCCAATCGGGTAATGCGTCCCTCTAGGTTATGTCCCCCGTTGCCATCAGGCTTAAGTTCTGATAGATAATGATTAACTAGCCACCTTACCATTAAGGCAAAGGAACCAATCAAAGTGCTTATTGCTACTGCTAATGCAGCCCAGTCAGTAGGTGTCATCTCATCATACCGTTCTAATCGTAATCTCTATGATGCCACCAAAGCCATCAAATCGTCTGTCTGGTGGAGTCATACGAGTAAAAGAAACTTGTTCTATTACTGCTTGTTGTGACTCACCAATACTTAGGTCTTGCCAGGTAATAACATCTCCTGTTTTTTCTATATCTTCTAATAATCTAATGCGGTCAAAGGCTCTGCCTTCATAACCTACAAGCGTATTGTACTTATCTGTCTCTGTATCAAAGCAATATACAGGGAACTTAATAAGCCTTACACGAGGTGTAGCAATAGTTGATTTAATCTGATAGCCCTTGAAGGTAGGACCAAGGGTAGTATAATTATCAATTGTAGCATCAGCCTCACGACTAAGTGTAAACTTATATGCTAAAAATTCTTGGGCATCTTCTGGTTGGTTAGTAATAACCTCAACTGGGCTTACATTTAAAGAGTATCCAATATGGTCAAACTCTGTTTCAGAACCACCAGCATTAGTAACAACAGAAGATAGTAATGTTTCTCCAGAAGTAAATGTACCTCTAGCAATTAAACGCTTAAAGTTTTTAGGCTCTAAGGTTCCGTATCTAATCTTACCTGTTTTGATGTAACCAGTTTGGGCTAGTACTGTAGTTGATTGGATAGCAATACCATTGCTACCAGATGTAGTAAATGCTATCTGGTCTGAGTTACCTACAAAGTCTACGCTAGTAGCATAGCCACTTACTCCGCTAAGAAAAGTATCAGTAGCGTAGGCAAAGCGCAATGTCTCAAGTTCGTTACCTAAATCAATTCTGTATAGTCCAGGACAACCACCAATAGAACCAGTTACCCATACAAATCTATCTCTAAATGCAAAGTCTAATCCTGTATTGGCTGCTTCAATAATTAATGGACCATATGATAGGTCTCCATTAGTATCTGATATAGATGCTACACGCACACCTTTGTTGGTGCCAATTACTAGGTAATTTAAATAAGATTCAATCTTAAGTGGATACTCACCGCTAGGTAATTGCGCTGCAATAATACCCGAAGTAAGGGTTGGCATAACACCAGTGCTAGTATTTAATGTAAACTTATAGATAGCACCATTACCACCAGCGTAACCAGCAGCATAGATAGCAGAGCCACCTTCTGATATGGATGACCATATCCAAGCAGAATTAGGGTGTGTATATATTGGTGTAGCAGGTAATGAAAGCGCACTACCAGTAGCACCAGTTAACTCATAAACTTTATTTTCTACAGCGCCAACAAGACGTTGTTTAACCCAAGCAAGAGTAGCCCTTGTACCAGTTGCATAGTATTCAGTCCAGCCAGTAGCGGCTGCGTTAATTGGACCAACATAAATATGGTCATTGTCAGCAACAAATAAACGTGTGCCATCTGTTACTACTGTTCCATCTAGTATGTTTCCTAAGTTGGTAGGAGCATAAGTTGTTACAACTGTACCATCTGGTTGAAAAGATTTAATTGTAGTAGAACCAGGAATATATCCAACAACTACGTTAGTAGTTGTAGATACTCCAGAGATAAGTTTATAGATACCACTAGTAACACCAGACATATTGGCTGTCTCTTTAAGTAAAGTTACTTCTCCCTTAGTCCATACATTTACATTGGAAGAGTCAGCAAACCTATGCGCTGTTGTCTCACCACCAGATGGGTCATAGAACTTAATGCCTGTACCAGAATGGAATGATGATTGACTTCTAATCCACCAGCCAGTAAGTGATTGCTCACCTGGCTCTTGGTTGTTATCAAATTGAGGCTTATTAAATGGGGCTGTCTGCCTGATATAAGGACGCTCATCTGATACTGCATAGATGAACGGCATACCACCAAGGGCTACATCGTAGGCTATATCTGTATTAGTCCAGACAGAACTACTTGATGTAATACCAAGGTCAACGGCAATAGCACGACCAATACTGGCAGTTGCCGAGCCTCGTCCTTCGGTTATATCACGACTGACCACAGTGCTCCTTTAAATAGTTACGGGTATTACAGTGCTGCTATTTCGTCTGCAGTTAGTCCTAGTGCCGCTAACTTAGCCTCTGCTGATGCTTTGGCTGTAGCCTTGGCTGTTGCTGCTGCTTCTTTGGCTGCTTCTTCGGCAGCGTATGCTGCTGCATCTGCTTCTCTTTGAGCAACCTCTGCATCGGTAAGTTCTACCTCAGTAGATATTCCTGTGGAACAGTCCACGATTAGTTTAGTTGGGTTTGGCATTGTTTCTCCTTAGTTGTTATGAGTTTTTGATTCCGTATAAGTAAGCGGTTGAGTATTGTTCTAGATTTCCGTTATTGGCAAGTAATTTAATTGAGGTAATAGCAGCAGTATTACTCCATAATCCAGCAGTTATTCCACCATAAGATTCAGTAGCATTATTTTCATTTACGGCATCTACGCTTACTGATTTGTAATTAGTAGAACTTGTATAATTAGGAATATAAAAACTATTATTAGAAAATGTATTTGCTGTGGAGCCTGAAGCAACTGCAAATCCTCTTATATCAGTTAAGTTATCGGAAGCAGTACCTGAACCAGTACCATATAAACGCTTACCACTTAAATTACTAGTAGAACTATTAAACTGAATAACTAAATCGTCTACGCTTCCAGTCCTTGTTGAGCGTGCTGTTGCCAATACCAATAAATCTGTATAGGTGGCAGGTATAGAGGTAAACTCTATGTTAGCCGCACCACCACTACCAACAGTTGAACTTGCAATTAATTTATATGTATTTGCCATTATGCCGCCGCTATTCCGTAGAGTGTGAAGGTTGAGCCTGTTAAATAATTGCCACCTGTTATATATAACCTAATTTGGTTAATAGCAGATGTAGAACGCCATAATGAAACTATTGCAGCAGTTCCTTGATATGTTCCAGTTGTAACATTAACTCTATCTAAAACTGTTTTATATGTTGTTGTATTTGCATAATTCTGAAATTGCAAAACAAAATTAGAACTGACGCTACTGCCGCCACCAAGTGCAAATGTGATTCTTGCACCTGTGGCACTAGAAGTCCTTTGTGAACCAGCAGATGAACCATTTCCATATAATTCAGTTGATGAGTAGTTAGTGCCAGTATCAAAAGAACCATTTCCAACCCTTAGCATTGGTGATTCATCAGGTAAAGTTAATCCAAAATTACCAACTAAAACTAAATCTGTATAGGCAGAACTAATTGAAGTAAAATCTACTGTTGCACTTGCGCTTCCAAGTGTAGTTGTCGCTATCGGTTCGTATGTTGTTCCTGCGGCCATTGTCTATGCTCCTTTAATTCCGTATAGGGCAAATGAACTGTATTGCCCAAAATTTGCTCCTTGCGCAATTAACTTAATGGAAGTTATTGCCGAAGTAGATTTCCACAAATTAGAAACAAAATAAATTGCACCACTACCATTACTTTCATAACCTTCCAAACTTCTAATTGTTTTATATTTTGAAGTATTCGTATAATCTAAAATATCTGTTATTCCTGCCGCAGGATTTGACCAACCACCAGGTTCAGGAAGATAAGCGTTATTTGCATTTGCACCAGACCCAGTACTACTGCCATCTCCATATAAATAATGATTGTAATAATTTGATGCAGTAGTATCGTTGTTAAATCTTAATGTTCCATATGAACCTGAAGGCGACATATATCTAATTTGTAAATGTTTAAAAGTTCCTGGTATAGAAGTGAATTCAATAGTTGAGTTTGCACTACTCAAAGTTACTGTTGCAATAGATTCATAAGAAGTTGCTACCGTAGGTGTAACAGAGTTACTTGCAGAACTGTACTCACTGCTACCAGTAGCGTTATTACCACGCACAGTAAAAGTATATGCAGTACCAGCAGTCAATCCAGATACAGTAACAGGGCTACTTGCTCCGCTTCCAGTAACTGAACCAGGGTTAGATAAGGCTGTATAAGTAGAAGCAGTTCCACCAATGGTTGATGGAGTAAATGCAACAGTTGCTAACTCGGCACCAGCAGTAGCCGTACCAATGGTAGGCACCGTAGGTATATCTACTACCTTACCTTTAACTTTAGATAAACGACCTGATGCCATAGTTTACGCCACGATTCCGTATAGATAGAAAGTTCCACCAGTAAATGATGCTCCACCGTTTGTAAATACTACAACGCTAGTAACTGCAACAGTGTCAATAAATGCGTGCTGCTCCTCAGAAGTTTGGCTTGCGTCATAACTAGAAGCAACGTGTTTAGGTGTAGTTTTATCTACATCAAAAATTTGAAAAGTAAATGCTTGAGCGGTTGCTACACTGCCCGCACTGAAAAATTTAGTATCTGTTCCAGCACTATTATGATATGCATAATTACCTGCTGTTGAATTATTATTAGGTCTAACAACAATATAATCGGAAGAACCTTTAGTTATAGCCTTACCAGTTATCCATAAATGTTTATATCCAGAAAAAGCATTAAATGTTACGCTTGTTCCAGTAGCAGACTTGCTTTCAATCAGTTGCCATTCTTCTCTGTCTATTGCGCTTACGTTACTTGTAGCCATTATGCAATCTCGCTTCCAAATGCGTTGAATGATAGGTTAGCAGATGAGGCATACACTGTAAGTACATCTGTAGCACCAAGTGTTACGCCTACTGTAATGAATGTTGAATCAGATGCAGCCACTGTTGCTCCGTAAACAATGTACTCTTCTGCAGATAATGCAGAGCCAGCCACACGTACTGCAATACGATATGTAGCAGCAGTTGATGCTTGGTTACATACTGAGATTGTTGATACTACTGTCTGTGTAGCAGAGGGTACTGTATATAGAGTTGTTGCTGTTGTTGCGCTTGGGTTTACTTGACCAAGCACCTTGTATGTTGTTGGCATTTATTTCTCCTTAGTGTTGGTTAAGCACCCATTAGCATTAACGGGTTGAATGTTTCGCCTTGTGCAGTTCCTGATGAGATAGCAGTAATTCTACCATCTGAATCTACGGTAACTGTGGTAAGTGTATATGTTCCAGCAGATGCTCCAGTAGGAGGCGTCCAAGAAGAAACAGTTCCATTTGTAGTTAAATATTTTCCTGAGTTACCAGTCTGACTTGGTACTACGTATGTAGTTGAGTCAGTAGCAACTAGAGTTTTGCTTGATGGAATTGTAGTTCCATTGATGCTTGTAGCAGTAGCCACACCAAGCACTGGAGTAACAAGTGTCGGGCTGGTATCTACTACAAACTTAGTTCCAGTACCAGTCTGAGATGCAATAGATGTTGCACTTCCAACAGATGTAATTGGTCCAGTAAGGTTAGATGGAGCAAGTACTACGTTATCAATGTAATACTTTGTTGCCGCATCCTGTGCGCTAGTAGGGTCTCCAAGACCTGTAATCTTATTAGTACCCATAGCAAGAGCACCAGTCATAGTGCCACCAGCAAGAGGCAACTTAGTAGCAAGTGCAGTAGTTATAGTTGTTGAATAATTTGCATCATTAGACAGTGCAGCAGCCAACTCATTAAGAGTATCAAGTGCTCCTGGAGCACCACCAATAAGGTCTGTAAGTTCTGTTTGAACATAAGCAGTTGTTGCAATTTGAGTTGTATTAGTATTTGCTGCAGCAGTTGGGGCAGTAGGAACACCAGTTAATGCTGGACTTGCTAATGGGGCGTATGTGCTTGATGCTGTAGATGTAGATAATTTAGAATCTAATTGAGTCTGGACTGCAGAAGTTACGCCATCTAAGTATCCAAGTTCTGTTGCAGATACTGTTGATGATGGAGCAATTTTTGTCCAAGCAATAGCAGCGGAGGCATTAACATCTGCATCTACAATGCTATTTGTAAGGTTAGTTTTACTGTAAGCAATCTGGGCAGATGAGTTAACATCAGCGTTAACAATTGCACCAGTACCAATTACAGTTGTAAGGCTTACGTTGCCAGTGCCATCAAATGTAACTCCACTTGCCTCTACATCTCCTGTAAGTTGGAATGTGCGACCAGTAGCAAGGGCTGTGGCAGTAGCAGCATTACCTGTTGCACTACCTGCTGAGCCTGATACGTTACCAGTTACGTTACCTGTAAGGTTAGCGGTAATAGTTCCCGCAGTAAAGTTACCTGAAGCATCACGAGCCACAATGGCTGATGCTGTGTTGGCTGATGTAGCAGTTGTAGCAGAGTTAGATACCTTAGAAGCAGTTGAAATAGTTCCTAATTTAGTATCTGCAATTGCTGCACTAGCATTAATATCAGCATTTACAATTGTTCCGTCTAAAATCATTCCACTAGTTACTGTGCCAGTATCTGTGGTTTTAACTAGGTTAGCAAGAGTAATTCCGTGTGCGGTTGTAGTACCTTCAATGTGGTCATTGGCTTCTCTTAAATCACGGCCAGTAACCATATGTCTAACTACTGCACCAGCAGAGTGGGCTACGCCAGTACCGCTATTTTCTACACCTCTAGTAATAGTAAGTGTATTACCACTTCGGTCTGTTACATCTACAATTTCTTCAAGGGCTGTATCTGGGTCAATTACCACTGTAAATGTTCCAGCAGGACTAAAGGTTACGGATGCTAAAAGGTTTGCACCAGAAACTACAGTTGCCGTTGCATCACTAGATGTGATACCAGCAGATAGCGTGGTCTGTTGAGAGCGGGATGAGTATTTTCTAGTTGTCATTTAGGTTCCTATTTAGAGGGAGTAGTGGACACGGATAGGATATTTGTTTTGTTGACTCTTAACCTCTTCGGCTAATCGTTGAGTATACAAAGCATAAATTTGTCTTGTTAGAGATTGAGATGAACCGTATGGACGTTTGCTATCTGTTTCATCTGCTTGTGCGCTAACCATTGCAGCACGGGCTGGGTCAAGGTTGGATAACAAACGATAGGTAGCCCCAGTAATAATTAAATCTCTACAAGAAACAGGTAATCCAGTTATTGATGTAAATACTTGTGCATTTGTTAATGCTAATGTTGCTAGTTCGGAAAATGGAGTTGGGTCTTTAGAGTAAACAATCTGAATAGTTCTACCTGAAGTAATCATATCGTAGATAGATATAGTTTGCTCACTAGTAAATGCAGTTGAGTTAGCATTAGAGTCAAGACGCCAAGACTTAATAGGAATCCATTCTTTACTTGGACCAATTGATTCATAGGCAACACTTAATATATTACGAATATTTAATGAATCGCCAGTAGCAGGTAGTCTGTATGTAGAAACAGCAGAACTATATGTAATAGTAGTTGTATCGGCAGCAAATAATATACCGCTTAAGCCTTTGATAGTATCGTTAATGGCTCGTTTAATTGAAAATCTAGGGAAGGTAGGAGCAATAGTTACCTTAGTATCTGCTGCGTGGGCAGCAAGAGTAGTACCTAAATATGCTCTACCATAAGGAGCAACGGTTGCAGTGTTACCAATTCTGTCATAAGTATCTATCCAAAATAATTCTTCATTAACTTCAACAATACCCTTACCCACATTCTCTGTTGAGCCAAGGCTAAGAACTATTGGTGATGCACTAGATGATGCTGTAGCAGCAACTGCTGACCTAAGATACGTAGAGCGGTCTTGAGTTAATGTGTATCCAGAAAGATTCATAGATACTTCATTAATCATATCCGAAAGAGTTGCTGTCATTTAGTTTTACCCTTATTTCTTTTAGATATTGCTGCTGCTTTACGTTTAGCATCAGACTTTGAACTAGCACCCCACGCTTGAAGTGATAGAAGTAATCTTGTTGGCTCCCCATTAGGCTTGCGTTCTGGTCCTGGCATTCCGCCCATACGGGCCAAGAATGAGGCTCTACGGGGGTTATCCCCGCTCTTTACAGGTGCCTTGAGGGTTCCACCCTTATAGGATGCTCTGCCTTTCGCATTTAGGCCACCCTTAGGGTTCTTGCCTTCTTTACGTGTCCACGCTGGAGTACTTGCCATTTACTTGCCCCTATACTTTGCTGTTTTTTTGGCTATGTTTTTAGGTTGTTTAACAAACTGTTTGCCCTTAGCATTACCAGCAGCCTTGGCTTTATTAGTTGCTGCTTTTTCTGCAGGACTTAAAGCAGCCCATGCTGCAGTAGGTAAATATCTCTTCTTACCTTTAGATGGTTTACCATCAGATGTTTTCCATTTTTCGGCAGACCACTTCTTAAGTGACTGTTGAGATTTAGCAAGTGCCATTACTTGTAACCTCCGCCTGCTTTCTTATATTGAACTGCAAGTAGTTGTGCTTTACGGGCTGACCATTCCCCAGGGTCTCCGCCCTTAGAACCAGCCTTAATCTTTTTAAACAAGGATGCTCTCATACCAGGCTTGGTATAATTGCCAGCCTCATTAACTTTAGACTTTGCTTTCTTCTTCATTTGCTCCCCTTAATTATATCCCCAGTCTTAGGGTCTCTTTGAACCTTGACAGTTCCATCCTTACGCAAGGTAAGGATGAGACCATCACGCATAATAGTTTTATTGAAACCATCACTACGTACAAATTGACCTGATGACATTATTTACTCAGTTTCTTTACCAAATTTAAATCCAGGGATTTTGGTAATATCATGCTTACCCTCTTTATTTAAATACGGGTCAAGAGTGTTCATTTTAAATGAACGAGTTTTTGCCCGACCACGTTCTGCTTTTTGTTGAGCAGATAATTCATTGGGTTTGTTAGCCATGTTACTTCTTCTTACCCATTTTTTTCATCATCATTTTCTTTGCTGGCTTTTTGGCTGCTGCTTTCTTAGCCATTGCCTTGCCCTTCATTGTGTAAGGGAACTTCTTTCCGTCTACCATTGGCATTATATTCCTGCTTCCTTTAGTTGTTTCATTGCATTGGCTGTTTTCTTATTTATACTTTTTGCATTTGGGTCTTTTTCAGCATTGTATGCCCGTCCCAAATTCTCTGATGCTTTCTCTGCAGCAATTATCTTATCCATTGTTGTGCCTGCTGGTTGGATACCTTGTCTGCGTGCTTCTTTATATCTTTTTAACTCACCCTCCCATTTACGCTTTGGCATTGCTGCTCTGCTATGAGCATCTCCTGGGCTTAATTCTAATGTACTTATCTTGCAACCAAAGCATCCTTCAACAAACTCTGGATGGGTTCTTTCTTGATGCAAACTCATTGTACCGTAAAATTGGCTTCAGTAACATCAACACCACCAGCAATTAATGCTGCTTTAATAGTATCATCAACTATGTGTTTATTACCGCCTAGATAAACTTCTTGATAACTTCTTAAATCTTCATCTTGCAAGTATCTAACTTGCCTATACACACCAGCATCTTTAACAATACTAATGCCCACATTTAATTTATAAAAATGAAATAAGCGGTGTCCGCCCGCTGGGCCTTCTCTAACTATTGGTGTTTCAAAAACATATGTAGCCATATTGTCCTCTGTTTAGAGAAGAGTGGGGCATAAGCCCCACCCTCCATTACTACTAAAGAGCAGCGATTGATGAACCAGTTTCGATTCTGTACAATGCCTCTTCACGGTAGCGAGCAAAGCCAAGTACGCCGTACCAACCCATTGGGCGGTGACGCATTAACTTGTCAACTACTGGTCCAATAACTACGTGTGGCTCTTCAGCAACGGCTTGTGCCATTGCTTGCTGTCCACATACGATTGTATTGTATACACGGGTTACTGGAGTTACTGTAAGAGTATTAGTTCCTACTGTTCCAGAGTTAGCAACGTCTACAGTGAATGTAGTGTTAGTTGCACCTACAGAGATTGCTGTAATCTTTGCAGAAGAACCTACGTTAGTACCAGAGATTTTATCTCCAACCTCAGCACGTCCACCGAATGCAGCATTTGCTGCAACAATAGTAAACGCACCTGAAGCACCGCTAACTGCAGAAGCAGTTGCTAGTGCTGTTTGGTCTGCGCCAGTCTTTGCATTATACATACGTGCTGATTCAACATAGTATGCACCCTCATAGTTACCGATTTCTCCTGCCCAAATGCGGTCTTGTGAAGAACCGTATTGGTTAGGTAGCAACCAGCCTTGTCCTGAAGAGGACTCAGCACGTAGGTCATGTGATACTTCTGGGTGGATACCAGCCCAGTATAGTGAGCCTTTACGGCCAATAGCCTTAGCAGAACGTAACTTAGCAACAGCCTTACGGATGTCTGCTGAGTCAAGTGTTGATGATGCTGCAACTGTTCCTGTTGATGTCGCTGAACCACCAAAGATTTTATATGTTCCGCCACGCAATGTTTCCATTGCAATAGCATCGATAGAATCTGCTAGGTTGAAAGCGATAATGTTAGCGATTGCTGGGTCTACATCAGCAAGGCTGAATAGTTCCAACGCACGAGTTACCAACACAGAATTTCCATACTCAGCAAGAGTAATAGAAACGTTGGTTGGTGTGGACATTGCTACTGCATCTGGGTCAGTTGTTTCTGTCAGAGCGGTAGTGTTTTGAGCCAAGTCAACATAACGTTGTAGAACAACGGTTGAACCTGGTATTGATTGACGGGCAGGTGTTTTATCTGCGACAGAACGAATTAATGGTTCTGAGCGAAGAGCAAATTCAAGTAAGCGGTCATACGCTGCTTGAACAAGACCTGCACTGCCAGAAGTTCCTCCTAATGAGGACGAACTAGTTGATACAAAGGCGTTTGCCATTTGTTGTCACCTCCAAGGTGATAGGAATTACTATGGATTAAATATTATTGTGCACGAAGTATAGAAAGAATCTCATCTGCAGATTGTGCATTTGCTATTTTTGTTTCTAAATCATCCGTACGTTCAGGGGTTAATGAGTTCTGTGTAAGAATATCTTGCTGCCGTAAGGCTGCTCGATTAAGTTCTTGCTCAGGATTCACAGGCTCCGCACTTTTTAATCCAAACAAATCAGCATTATCATCGAGCCAGGTATTAACTGACTCCTCGTTAATGTCTTCTAAGTCTTTCATAATTAAGCGTTGTGCCTTTAGATTAACGCCCTTCTTTTCTAGGACTTCTTTGACGACTCTCTCACGCTGCACCTTGGACAATCCCTCAAGTTGCTCAGTAAGTTCCTTGATACGTTTCTCGTCTGCACGTTTGGCTTTTCTTAGTCTTTTAACTAAGTCATCGCCTTGCAGATTTGCATCGTTATCTTGGTCTTCGTCTTCTTCTTCCCAGTAGTTGTTGCTCATAGCAACCCACCCTTCTATTCGTTGGTTTAGTCGCAAGCCACAAGTCAATTCGGGGAAATTGGTTGGCTCTTGCTACCAGACTTATACACCTCACGGGGCTGGTAGGTCCGTGTAGGGAATCTATTTAGAACTGACCTGCTGAGGAACCTCTACGCAAGTATTGTGTTGACAATCCAGCATCACCTACTCCTGCTGAACCCTTAAAGGATGCTTTTTCTGTTTCTATTAATTTTTGTTTCTTACGTTTAGCCTCTGCAGAGTCTTTAAACTGTTCTGCTTCTGCTTCTGTTTGCCCATAAGTAATACCAGTTTCACTATAAACATTACCAAGTTTAGTAGCATCGGGAAGTTCTTCTGCAATAGTTGAATAACCTTTTCTTGCGGTTTCAAGGGTTACTCCATATTTTTGAAGGTCTTCAAATCTTGTTAAATTTGCTAAGCCAGTTTCTTTCATTTTATATTGTTGTGCCGTAGCACCAATTTCTGCAACCGTAGTTTTTCTTTCTAACTCTTCTATTGTTTCTACTGGTTTTAAAAAGTAACTAACAATATCCGTATCGGTAATAGTTGGATAAAGTCTTTTAAGATTTTCTAAAATTGTTGGGTCAGCATTCTTAACTCTTCTTACTGAAGCATTTAATCTTCTACCTACCTCTGTTACTGAAGTATTGTTTTCAATAAATGTAGCAAATTGACTTCTACTAGATAGTTGACCTACACCATATGAACTTAATGTTTGTGAATAATCAGTTTCTTGTTGTAAATATTGTGCTTCAGTTAAAGCATTAAACCCTTTAGCAACTCTTGCTTTGTTTCCTATAAAGCGTGCTTGATAAGTAGGTTGTTCTCTCAATTTTATTTTAGCCAACTCTGGTCCTATTTTTACATCTGTAATTACGGACTCAATAAAGGCATCTAACTCTGTCATTTCGGTTTGAGTAAATCCATAACTTATTAAGGTAGATTTAATTAAAGCAAAAGCATCACGCTTTGATGCTAAATCTTTTTCATCTTGAGCCTTTTTATCTGCTGCTGCTTTAGCATCCGCAATTGCTTTTAATCTAGCCGCTTCTTCTGCTGCTAATTGTTCTGGAGTTTTACCTGCTGGTGTTTCAAATCTAGGTCCACCAGTAAGTGGATTAATGTTTGCACCTGGCCCAGTTGGAGCAAAGTAATCATCTGCCTGTGCTTGGTATCTAGCAGATGATGCAGCCATTGCTTTAGATAAACCTTGTTTTGATAATCTTTCCATGTATGCATCAGGATTTGGTCTGTAGTCTGGAGTATATACACCTGTAACTGGGTCGTATGCCATTAGCCTAACTTTCCAAATGTAGTTGAAATTGAATTTATAAATTGAGCAGCCAAATTATTGGCAGTAGAACCATATCGCCAATTAGGATTTTTTCTAACTAAGTTAGTAAAATCTTCTGGACCTAGTAATGTGTCTCCAGTAATTCCTTTTTGAATATCTTCATCAAAAATATTTACTTCTTTTGCATTTAAATCTAACTCTCTTGCTTTAATAGCAGCAAGGTCTGCAATAAAATCTCCTGGCATAATACCAGCATCTATATATGGAGCAAGGGCTTTATACTTTAACTTAGATGCTTGCATTAAAGTACGTTGTTGCTCTTCAATAGAACCACCTGGTTTATTCATTTCTGAAACTTTTGACAATAATGTTTCAGGGCTAAGTTTGATTCCAGTTTTATATGAATACTCAGTTAAATCAGTATAGTAATTACCAATTTTACCACCAGCATCTTGAAGTTTTGTTGGGTCAACTAATTTAATACCAGTACTTTTTGCTGCAGTACTGCCTTTGGTTATAAGTTTAATACGCATTTCAAGTCTATCTACATCATTTAATTGTGAAAAACTTACAGAGGTACCTGTTCTTTTAGTTCCTGTTTGATTAGTTGTACTAGTACTTCTACTTATTCGACTTGGGTCTGTTTCTGCAGCACGTAAATCTTTTACATATTGATTGGCTAGTTTATCTAACTCATCAACCAGTAGTGGGTCTCCAACATATTCTTGAACAGTTCTATAAAACTCTCTTAAAGCATCTTGTTCTGTAGTTAATTGACTACTTCTCGTGCTTTCAGTTACCTTTGCAGGTAGTGGATTTCTTGACCTAACAAAACCTTCAAAATCATAAAGTTCTCCAGTTGCATTATAAGCAGGATTTACTTTTTTTGCTTCAGCAATGCTTACGCCTCTTTTATAGTTATCAATACTTAAGGCCTGAAGTGCTTTTTTAACCGCTTTTGCAAATCCTAAGTCTTTATCTTGTGGATTAGTTTCTACCGATACTGCAAAATCTTTACCGCCTTGACCACCAGCATAAAAATCTTGTAATTGAAATTTGTATGCTAAAATATCTGATGGTGATATTCTATTTATATATTCTTGAACAGCAGAATCTAAATCTTGTACATAAAAACCCGCTTCGCCTTCATAATCTTTTCTTATTTGTCTAACTCCACCACCAGTCTCTGGTCCAATCCAACCAGTAGTAGGCAAAACAACTATTGACCTAGGATTTGGTGTGCCATCTGACAATGTACCATAAGATATATATGGCTCACCAGTAATAGCACCTGCTGTTCCCCCTGATTGCTCCTTAAGAGTGCCATCAGTAAATTTACTCCACTCAATCATAGGCTTAGTGCCTACTGGTTTTAAACTTTCATCTACTGGAACATTTGATGGGTCATCTTTTGTACCACTAGGTGTGGAAATAGGAACAAAAGTTTCTAATCTTTCAGGATTAGCAATGTTTCCTAATTCTGGATTATTTTTATATCCAAAACCATCATTTGTAAATACCATTTTACCATTAGCATCTTTTTTCCAGCCCATTATTTAGTCATTTCTTTTAGAGGAGTTGATAATAATTCATCTAATAGTGGACGAATGAATAGTGAATATGCATCCACTAATGCTGGATTGCCTTTTACTACGCTTTCTATATTTTTTATACCATCCATTTTTATTTTTTCCAATTCATCCATACCTTCAAATTGAGTTCTAACATTACGGTCCGTAAATGTATTTATCATTACCCTTGATTTACCAACTACTGTTTGCAATAACTCTAATTGCGCTGATGGAAATGTTTTAATAAATTGTTTATCTTTAATCATATTTTCTAATTGTACAAATTTATCAAGTTGTTCTTGTCTTTGTTCTAATGATTCATTTGTTAGTGCTTTTGCTAAAGCCCAATTGCCAGTCTTCATTACATTTTTTCTTGTTTCTGCTTCAGCCAATAATTGCCTACGATAAGTAGCACTATTTCTTTCAAGATTATTTGGGTCATTTAATATTTTATAAACATCTTTATCTATTTTATAATATTGATAAATATCTTTAGCAGCAGTAACATCTATAATATATCTTTTAAGACCTTTTTTACCATCAGCAAATAAATTTTCTTTTGGAGGAAGTATGTCACTAGCCTGTAAAAAAGATATTACGCCTGGGTCATACTCACCAATATGTGGAGCAAATACCCATGCTGCGTCTGGATATCTTTCTATTAATTGTCTATTTTCTATACTCCACTTTTTTGTTTCTTTAGTAATATTAATTGCACGTTTGCCTGCTTTAGAAGTTTTAGATACAGTATGAACAAGTTTATCTGGGTATTGTCCAATGTACATATTAGTAGCAAGGGCTAATGGGTCGTGTAAATAAAATCCATTTTCCGAATTGCTAGCAAAGGCACCACGAACAACTTCTCCCCAAAATTGATTAAAGGTAGTTATGCCTTGTTTTCTTAAAACATCTGGAATACCTGATTCTGTTGTTCCCAACGGAACAGGAGAAAGTGTATTAAAGCCAGCAGTTATTGCTACAATATTATGAGAAGCAATTCTTAGTCTCTCAATAAATTTTTGCATTTTTTCTTCATCCCTAAGGTCATCACCAGATACCTTTGTAAGCGGATTAGATTGTAATGCTACTAAAGCCCTTAACATTATATTTACTTCTAGGCCTTGCTTTTGTTCAATAGGAAGTTGATTATATAAGTTTGTTAAATTGCCTGGTATTAAAGCCCGTGCCCATGTAGTGTTATCACTTTGTGGGCCAAGTATCCAATTATCTAATCCTTCAGAAAACTTTATACCAGCAGCACCTACATCATAACCAAAAAATTTTGTATCTATACTTCTGCTTACGTTTTGTATTAAAGCCTTACTAGCCAAAACTGGTGTAGCAATTGTTGGTCCTACTAATGTCCACATACCAGCACCCTCGGCATAGGATGGATTTAATAAAGATACCTTAAGAGTATATTGATTCCATTCTGGTTGTTTAAAGAAACTCCAGTCTTCATCCATTACTCCTCTTTTTAATCCACCTAATGCATTTAAAGGATTAGCAAGGGATGCTATTGTTGGTGCAACCATTTTCCAAAACATAGTATCATTTGGAATCATTATATATTGAACACCATTTTGGTCTTCATAAAGAAGGCCAGTACCATTAGAGGCATTAACATATAAGCCACCTCTAAAAATAACTTGGTCTGGATTTTGACTCATATATCGTACTAAACGTCTAGCGTAATCATTTGTTGCTCTAATAAATCTACCAGTTACTCGTGCACTAAAATCAATTTGATTTTTAATTGCTGGATTATCTATATACATTAGTACTTCGTTCATAGCATTGCTTTGTGCTACACCATTATAATAATGTTTTGCTTGTAGTTTTGCACTATCATCAATTATTTTTATTTGTTTTGGTGTAAGTTTAGAAAAATTTTCTAAAGCATTTTCTATACTTGCCTCACGAATTTCGTTATAATATTTATTTTCAAAATTTTTATAACGTTTACGATTTTCTAAATATTTAATCATATAAATATCAGAACTATAAAAATCACCTATTTGTTTATCCATTGCTTCCCAAAATCTAGCACCCATTTTACCTAATTTTTCAAATGGTTTAGTTCTAGTATTTGCAAGTTCTGGAAAATCAATATCTGTTTTTATAGTACCCTTTAAAGGATTATTCTTAGTAAGTTGTGCAAACTCATCAACAGTTAATGTATCAATTTGATAAGTTAAAGTTGCTTGTTCTTTAAGATTTTTTAAACGTAATGCTTTTTCTAAATCTGTTTCACCTGGAACATCTTTACCTAGAATTTTTTTAACAGCATTTATTTTCATTGTTAATGCTTCTATTAAATCTGCATTAAATCCTTTAGCGCTACCATGCCATATGGTATACATTTCTGCCATACTGCCACGAATAATTTGTTCGCTTATTTGAGCATCTGTTAAACCTGTTGCTTTATAATTAGATGTCTTAAGCCAACTGCCATTAAATTCTTTAATTTTTGCTAAAGATTTTTTATCATCAATAATTACTTTACCATCTTTAGTTTTCTTAACACCGCCACCCTTGGCAACATAACTACCAGATGAATTTTTAACCCAACCAACTTGACCCATAAGTTGAGTAACAAAATTTTCAACATCATCAGTTGTTTTTAAACCATTGTTGGTAAAGAAAGCAGAACCAAAATCTATTGAACCTATTTTATTAAATGCAAAATGTTGACGAAATGCATTCATGTGAGCAAATATTCTATTACTATCTGTTATAGCATTGGCTTCATCAATTATATATTTACCAGTTTGTTTTAAACCTTGTTCTTCTAAAAATAAAGAAAAAGATGATTGACCATATAATTCTTTAGCAATACTACCCTCTGGTATTTGATTAGCAAAAGTAGCAGCAACTGCTGATTTTGTAACTCCTTCAATACTATGAGGATTTAAAGCAAACAAGTCAACTGCATGTTCTAAATCATCACCTTTTAACTTAGTAAATTTTTCAAGTGCAGTTCTAGAAACTCGTTCAGTAAAAGTACCTTCAAACATTTTTCCTATTGGGAAAGATTCTTTAACAGTTACTGTTAATCCACTTTCTAGTGTATAGGTTGTTGATACATTTTCAATACCCATAAGGGCTTTTCTTTCAGCAATAGAAATTGCTTCTGCTGGGTTCTTTCCAATTTTACTAAGGAACCAACCTTTAAGTAATCCTTGACTTTCTTTACTACCAGTTTTTGCCTGCATTGCTGCAGATAAATTTGCACCTTTTCTATTTAATAAACCAATTATTTCAGCAGGGGCATTTACAAGAAAGCCTACAACAACGTGGTCAAAGGATGCTTTAAAACCAATTTTGGGAAGTAATACAGCACCAGTCCAACCAGTTTGAATAGCACGTAATCCACTATTATAAGTTGAGAATGCTCCTGCATTTACTGCTATATTATTTGCAATATTTAATGTACCTCGTACACCTTTTTCTTTATATATACCTGTTACTGGGCGGTCCATGCCACCTAAATCATAAGTTTGTTTAAGTACATCATCAAAAGGAATTTGAGAAATTGCTGGCTTTAAATGAAATATTTGACTAGCAGCAGGCGGTAAACTCATTCCAACATCTTCTAAACTTAATGCTGTCTTATCCATGTGTTTAGGAATTTCTATATTAGTTATTGTTCTTAATCCAAATTGAGAACCAAACACTCCCTCTAATATAGCACGTTTTGCAGTTACTCCATTTGCTGTTGAGGTTAAACCTATTTTATCAAGGTACATACCATACATTACTTTAAGAGTATGAAGTCTATCTTCTTGAGCAGCAAATTTAAATTTTTCTGCAAGTATACCAGCAACTAATTTATCTCCAGTTAAAAATCTTGCTAGTTGTCTAAAAGTGGTTAATGATGAATCAACACCTTCGTCTGTATGGTATATAGGTTTATTTGCAGGTAGTTTTGCAAATAATCTATTATACGCTTTAGTAAGATTATTTTTATGTAAAGTTAAAGTTTTTAAAGTATCGCTATCTGGTTTAACAATTGATTTTATATCAACATCTTTAACAATATATTCTTCCCATGCCTTTATAACCTTTGAAGTTTCAAGTGGTATAGGTTTTTTTCCCGTTAAAACATCTCCTCTAATTCCATTAAAGGCTTGGTCAAATCCTATTTTCCAACTATCAGTAAGTGCTCTTGTTCTGCGCTCTAAAGCAACATGGTGTGCTCTTTGTTGAATTATACCATTAACTTTCATATTGGTAATGTAATGCATCATATCGCCTCGACTAAAAAATTTTCGCATAGTGTCAAGGTCGGTAACAAATACTTCTTCTAAATTATCATTTTGAACTTTTGTTTTTGTAAAAAGATTAAGCACAACATCATTGTCATATTCTGGATGTAATGTGGCTATACGAGTTTTAATTAATCCTGCCTGAATAGCATCTTTTTCATCTTCTGCTTTTCTAAGTAAATTAATTTCTTCTGCAAGTTTAGTATGTTTATTAGTAAACATTGGATTATTAAATAAATCATTAATTGTTCTAAGTGAATTATCATCATAAAGTTTTTGTGATAATTTTCCAGCAGCCATTGCAGACTTACTTCCACCAAATGTAAGATATGTAAGTGGGTCAATTGCTAATGTATATCCAAAATTAACCTGACCAGAAAGTGAAGCCCATGGTTGTTGTTTATATTCAGGACCTAAGTTTTTAACTGCCCATCTATCTTCTTCTGGAACTGGTACAGGAATAAACGGAATTGTACCTAAGGTACTTTTCCAAATAGGACTAAAATCTTTAGCAGGAAATCTTTTATCTAAAAAATTTTGTATATCATTTCCTGGATTAATTTGTTTATCTTTGTGGTCTAAATATAATTTATTCCATTCAGGAGTGTTTTCCGCAAAACTTTGAAAAGCATTAACAAATGGTGTATCAAGTTGACCCTGTTCTGTTTGATACTGTCGTATAATATCACTTACTTTTACACCATCAATTAATTCTTTGGCTAAATAAGATGCAGCATATCCATATTTATTTTCAAGTTCTTTAAGAGAAGAATCACGCCACATATTTGTACCTTCATATATGTCGGACCAAGATTTACTAGTTAATGTTTTTTTAAAAGCGTCCATTGTTTCGCCCGCAGTTGCAAATTTATCAGGGCCTTGTTTACTTGGTACACCTTTAGTAAATAAATCCATTAAATCTTTACTAATAGATTGTTCAAATACTTGAGTTGCTTTATAACCAGATTTAAGTAATTTACCAAATTGTTCAATACCACCTAAAACTTCTCTAAATGGTTGAATAAACAATTGCTCTGGTACTGATAAAATTTTTCTTACAAGACTTCTAGGTTGTTGTTGATAATCTGCTTCTGGATTTAATTGTTTTAAAAATTCTTGTGTTGCTTTAGGAAATTTAGAATATTCTTTTCTTGCTTTTGATACATCTTCCATTGTTAATAATTTACTATCTAGTGCTATATAACCAGTTAAATTATTTATTACAGCCTGTTCTTCTGAATTCCATTGACCAGAATTACTAATTGCATAGAGCAATGGCTCTGCATCTGCAAGTTGTGAATTAAAAGGATTATCTTGTAATGGTGGTAATGGCATATTTTGTGACATTAGTAAATATTTATTCTATTATAGATTGCTTCTAATCTTCCAGTTGTGTCCATACTCATTGCTCTATAAATTACATTTACAGGATTAGTTCCAGCCATACCACTAACAGCATTAAGATTTAAAGTTGGACTATTACCCCATGATGCTCCATGATGTATTTCTTCATTAGGAAATTCTGATGGTGCATCTAAATCAGTAGTACTAATATCCATATTAATATCTGACATTTTTACAGCACCCATCATAGGCGCTGCTAATTGTTGGTCGTAGGTTGCTTGTCCTTCTCCTTGTGGTAATCCTGAAATATAAGTTGCGGGTTGTGTTGGACTCCCGTCAGTACGCTGGCTAAGAGCGCCAGGGCCTGATACTGGGGCTGGGTTAGTCGGTTTTCTATATCCACCTGGCTCCATCATTGACATAATATCTCCTACTTAGTAAATTGTGTTTTAACATTTGCAGTACCACCGCACCACACATTGTATTGAATTGCTATATTAATTGCTTTTTTTGCTGCACCAGATGCTTTAGCGTGAGTTTTAGTTTCAGGCTCTAGTGCTGCTAATGCACCAAGGGCTAAAGTTCCACCAGAACCTATTGCATATAAACCTTTGTCATCTCTCATATATCCATAGTCATCACTAACTTGATATAACTTACCATTAAAACAAACTAATGCATCCCAACCTGAATCATCATCATTCTTTGTTTTAGGTGTTGGGTCATATCCGCCATCTATTATGGTTTGCTTTATAGATGGTAATACTCTAATCATCATAAATCTATCTGGGTCTTGCGTCTTAATTACCTTTGGTGGTTGCCATAAGTTATTAAGAATATCTCCTACAATTGCATCACCTGCAACTGCAATTAGATACTCACCAATCTTAACTATTTTATCGCATCCTTTAGCCACGTATGGTCTATCTAGATATGAAGTTGTAGTATCTGCGCCTAAAACAGCCCAGCCTTTACCTTGTATTCCAACTATTGCTGTCATTGTCCCCCACCTAGTTTATCTTCTAATTACACGCCTTGCGCTAGCCGTTCCTCTACCAGTTGAACTTAAACTAGAAAGTAAACTTTGAATATCTGGAGTAGCCTCTTGACCTTGCGGCGGCATTGGAGTAGGACCTCCTACTGGCTGCTCGGGAGCAGGGGACGTTTGCTCAACCATTTGTTGTTCGCCAGCAGGAGGCAATTCTGGTGCAAATATATCTTCTATTGCATCTTCAAGAGTTTTACCTTTTTGACGTGCTTTAATAACCTCTGCTATTTTCTTAACAATTGCTGTTGGGTCTTGTCCCTGAACTGCCATTTGTGGTATTGCTTGAGAGTAAGCCTGCATTGCTCCAATTAATGCAGTTCGCATATCTTCTATTTCAATTTTCTCTTGCTCTTGGGTTACGTTAATACCAAATGGTAACTCACGCATAGCCATATCTTTAGAAATTAATTTACCACCAAGTGCTTGTAGCATAAAGATAAGTCCCTGCGCTGGATTAAGACCAGCAAGCATGCCATAGCGAACATCGGCTGTATAGTCACTCTTAATATCTTTTGATGGTGTGTACTCAAGTGAGTAAGGTGAACCAGCATCTACACCACGAATTGTTTTAACAAAGTTAAATAATTTTTCATCCATCTCAAAGCAGACGGAAATAACATCTTTAAGAGCAGAAGCAAAGATTGCTTGTGCTGATTTAACTTGTGTATCAAAACCACCCATAAGCGCCTGAACGCCTTGTCCCGTGATTATTGATGCATCAATGTTTCCAGTTCTTGATTCTGGATAACGTGTTCCAGTACGCAACTCATTAAGTAATACTTGTTGCTCAGTGAATGCACCTGGTGGAATATTTAAATCTACACGGCGCACACCTGCTGGTGAGTTGGTGCGGATAATTGCATCTCCACCCAACTGTAGTTCTTGAACATCGCCTGGTACAACAATTGGTGCCTGTACTGATTTCTCTGCTGCTTCCATCGCAAGTAATGCGAACCTATTACGAAGCAGTTGGATACCTAGCACGTCATCAAATTGACCACGCATCTCACCATCTACTGACGGCCGTTTTGCTATTATCACTTGCATTTTACCAAGTGGATTTTTTGCTTGAGATAGAACTAGATTATTCCGTGATGGAATAAAGATGGTTGATTGCTCTTTATCGTAATAACGAATAAGGTCAATACGTGCATTTAGGTTCTGCTCATAACGGTCAGCACCTAATAGTTGGATTTCAAACTCAGGATACTGTGAAACCAGTTCCGCAAGTGTAAGTGAGTATTTTTTTGCAAAGGCAATGCAACGTCCATAGCGGTCAAATTCTGGGTAAGCCCCAATTGGACTTTCTATGCGTATACGTGGCAGCCCTGCTTCTTCGTCTAATTCAATAATGAATGGGACGAAACCAAATGTAATGTATTGGTCTGCACCTTGATACATCTGCACTTGTAAATCTGAATTACTAAAATAATTTGTTGCAATACGGGTACGCTTATCAGCAAAGGTTCTTGCTCTATCTGATACCTGATTGGCTGCAGAACAATTAATTGCTGGTAGTGGAGCCATTACCTCAGATAGGTCACGGGCAACAATGTCAATAAAGTTTGCTACTACGTTAGCGTCTACACCTTCTGGAAAAAACTCAGGGTATACCTGTGATATCTGTCCTTTACGAACAGCAAGTACATCTAGTTGTCTTCTATCTCGCTCTACTGAACGTGAGCGTAAAGACTCTACCCTTGCAGATATTTGGTCTACTGATAACATTTAAGTCCTATCCATATTGTTCAGCCCATTGTTCTGAAAAGGCTTCGTCTAAGTTGATTGTATATCTTTGGGCTGACTGTGCTCTAGTTGTCCATCTGTTAGATGAAAACTTTTGTAAGTGATTTGTTTGTTGCATAAACTCCCGTGCTCTAAGCACGGCAAACCATAGTGCCATAACACAGTCGGTCTTACCTCTAGTGTTAGGTTTCCAAGTTATCAACTGCTGAGTAAGGGACTTGAGTCCTTCAGAGTCAGTAGTAGATGGTAGTTCAATCATATTATTCTTTTGAAATTTTTCTTCTCGTATAGTTCCAAATAGGGTAGACATAGATGCTACACCAAATGCTGCGTCCCACTTATTTTTATTAGTAACATGAGATTCAAGTCTTGTACCATGCATGCTAAGCCATTGTCGCAAGTCTTCATCTAAAGAATATGCTTTTTGGTGGGCGTTGATTTCTACTCTAAATTCTTGTGGCTTGTATTTCAATACAAGTTCTTCTATTGTACTTCTAATTTTTTGCGGATTAGGTTCGGCCATGTTTATACAATCTAAAACATATATTTTAGAATCTATTCTGTTATAAGTAACTGCTACAAAACCAGCATGTGCCTTATCACCCATAGCAGGGTCAAATCCAATAATTGTGTAACCTTCAACATTAGTCGGATGTCCCACCACGCCTTGGCGCAATGGACCCTTCTTTCTTAAACCATTAGTACTGCCTTGCACCAAAGCGGGTGGGAAGATAGAATCTTCTTCGACATCCTCCTGCTGATACACCAAGGCCCATGTTGATGGTGTTACCTCACTGCGTCTTCTTTTTAATGCTAAGCCATCCCATTTCGGGAAGAGTCCTTCTTCGTCAGGAACGTCAGAATCCCCATCCCACGCAATGTCCGACTTAGGCCAGAGGGTCTTCCACTCTTTAGGGTCTTCCGAATATTCCAAAACAGCAGGCATGCCCATATAAGTAAAAGGGCTTTTACCACTAGACCAGTGCTTGGTCTCACGGAGTTCTTTGTAGAAGTCTTGCGCTGCAATTCGTGTCCCTACGATTAGTAACTTACCGTTCTTACCCAAACGGGTAATAACTTCCTTCTGTAACCAATTGATTTGTTTTTCCCACTCATGGGCGTTAGCCGTAGTGATGCAGTCATCTAGGATGATAAGGTCAGCACGTGCTCCATAAATTTGCCCACCCATACCAAGCGCCTGGATGGTGGGGTCTTTCTCTGATGAATTTCGTGCATCGCTCCCAAGATAAACGGTGTCAACTCGCCAAGTGTCTGAATCTTCTTTCCAACCACCTTCGGGGCCAAAAGTTGTTTGCAACTTTAACCAGCGTGGATGGGAGAGTCTCTGCTTGATAGCGTACACGAATTCACGTGCCTTGACTAGCGTTTTAGAAACCACGATAATGCGGACATTAGGATTGAGAGCGATACGATATGTGGAGTAGTTTACGGTAATGACCGTACTCTTGGCGTGCTCAGGTGGCACGTTAACCAATAGACGAGTTGGGTCAGCCTTCTCGTAAACCATACTAGGGTGGAGCCACGAAGGCTCCCTATCTTCTAGTAAGTCAATCCAATCTTGATGGTGTGGAAACAATCTTTGATTTAAGAATATCTCAGAAAACTTTGGGAAATCTATTTCTTCTTTTGGGATACCTAGGGCTGCTAGAGAAGCATCCTTTGCGGTGGCTTTGGCATCTGTTAGGTCTGATGCAAACTTCTTATCCCTAAGTATCCAGATTCTAACCGTATCTGGTTTCTTGCCAACTATCTCCATAGCCTTATGTACAGAGTGGCCCTCGGCCACTAAGGCTAGAACTTTAGCCTTTGCTCCTGCCATAGCATTGGTTCTGGGGTTACTTGCACCCTTAGTAAATGTCATTATTCCTGTCCCGTTTTCATCAGTTGTAACAGTTGTTAAATACAGTCTGTAACGCAAGTCCCCCAAGGACTTGCTACTGTTAAAAAGAAACAGCCTCTATATAGTATTAACCCGTTCAAACAGTCAAAACGAACGTTTTGTTTTAAAGTATTTTTTTAGTATGCCAAAAATCAGTACAAAATAGGACAAACTGTATCTGTACTGGGGATACTTCTGTACGGGAAAATCTTTTATGATGAGTACATATATAGGTTAGCGACTGGTTAATAAGCCTAGGGTCATTTAGACCCTTCGGCTTACGGGCTGATAGCGCTGTCAGTACCGTTCCAGTTCGCTAATCAGTACTGACCCTCTGGCTAACTATTTAAATGAGAGCGCCAGAGAGGTTCCGATAAATTAAATTGCTAACTGATTTCTAATCAGTTGCCCAATTTAATTCGGCTACAATTTCCTGTTAAGAAATTGATAGCCGTCTTATCAGACTTCGTGTCTGATAAGCCTGAACCAGCCTAAGCGAAACTGTAGCCTGACGCTGGCATCTGCTCATCAACTCGTCAGAGTTGAAGCAGTTATGCTAGCGTGGCTACTGCGTTGCCTGTAATGAACTGGTGGCAAAGGCTTGTCCTTTGCCTAGAGTTCCCCATTACGGTGTCATCAAACGCCCTTGACCTTGCGTTTGATTACTGTTCTGAACTGGCTGTCTAACCTGATTCCAAGACTGCCAGATTCAGCAACCTGAAATGTAAAGCACTTCGTCATGACATTTCTGAGACACCTGCTATTCTGCCTTTTTTCTGACAGAAGCGCATCATAACACAGGGGCACCTGCCATCAAGGAATTGGAAAGACATTCCTTGACAGCAGGAACCACCCCTGTGTTATCTGATGCCTGCCAGAAAAAACTGGCAGAAAGCAGGTAGAAATGTCACACGAAGTAACATTTCAGAACGCTGAACTGGCTGGTCTTGAAATCAAGACAGCCAAGAACAGCAATCAATACGCAAAGGGCGTATTGATTCTCCGTAATGAGGAAGGCAAATTCCAAGCATCTTTGCCGTTCATTACATTCACCGCAGTGGAGCCACTGGCAAAACTGCTAGATTCAACTCCTAGAGTTGCTGGTGCAGACGCAAAGCGTCCAGTGGCTACTGTTTCAGGCTGGTTCAGGACTTCTCAAACACCTGATAAGACCTGGCTAACGAATTTCACTGTAAATTCTGTAGCCTAATAAATCGGGCTAACTGAGAAATCAGTTAGCCCTTTTTATTTATCTCCACTAAATACGGCTAAGAAAGAAACCTTGATGTTTGTTCCAATCCATATTGCTTAACTTGGCGTCTGCGAGCAGTGCAAAGGACAAGCCTTTGCGAATCGTTTAAATACTAACGATTCCTTTGGCGTCTGCAAGCAGACCAAAGTCCAAGGAAACCTGAGCGCCCGCTCTCATCGGTTCTACGCTTACGAAGTATTGGAACTAAACATCATGATTTCTTTGTCATTACTTAGGAAGGTGCTCATTATGACAGCCAGTTATCAGCCCAACCAGTCGCTTAGATTTCTTTGTGAAACAAAGAAATCTATGATAAGACCATATGTGTTTGACGAGTCAATGATACACACACACAGCACTAGCCCCATATCAATATGTTATACACAATATAACTCTGCCTTACGCCTTACTAAAGCGGCCCAAAAATACCATGCCCAGCAAGATGGGTTCGTCAAGGGGTCGCAGTCAATGATAACTAATTGCTCGCCCTTGACTAACCCGCTGGACATGGTGTGGATTAGCCGCTTTATTAAAGTAATAAAGCGTAATGATAAGGAGATATAAATAATGAATAAATTATATAGAGCATGTGATAAATGTAGATATGATATAGATGTAGTAGGTGTGAATGAATGTAAGTTTGATGAGCATGAATGGCACGAGTTAAATATAACTGGTGTTGTTTATACTATGTGTTGTAAATGTGGAAAGGATGAGGAATACTTATGGAAATAAAACATGAACTAGTAATTAGTAATGGTATTACTGTAACTAACGACTGTTACCAATGCACACAACTCAACGAGTTATGTGGAGAATGCTTAGATAAAAGAGAAGCACAAGCAGCAGACATAGCGCATGAGATTGTTGACGAAGGCAATCTTACATATCTAAAAGTATGGAGTAAGCCAACTGATTGGACCCATGATAAGGGTGCCAATCATAAATGGACTGAGCGAGAAGATGAATATCTTGACCCAGTAGTAGAGATGGCAGATAGATTCTTTGACTTAGAAGATGCCATCGAATTACAAACATGCGAGACTATATGTAGTAGTTGCCATTATGTTTGTAATAAACATACAGTTTGTCCGAACTGTAACTAATTGAATAGCAGTTGCCCCTGTAACAAGTTGACAGGGGCAACCGCCCTAAATGAATAAGGAGATAGACATGAATAATGTAGACATAACTGGCTATATAAAGTCAGTTCGTGAAGCAGGAACTAGTAACTATAAAGTGTTACTAGCAAGTATCAGCCAAAGAGATGCGTTTGGCAAGTGTGTATACACAGGCCAGATAGTTGCTCTTGATGATGAAGTAAAGACACAGTTATTATCTGTGCCATTACGTGATGGTGTCTCTGACATCATCCGTGTCAAAGGGTCTTTAAAGACTTACTTTGACCGCCGCAATCCAGATAAACTGGAAACCCGCCAACAAATTGTTGCCCACTCAATAACAGTAGGGTAACATACAACGGGCTGGCTGGCACTACCTGCGCAGCCAGCCCTATAACAAAGGAGATAATGTGAGTAACGACAGAAAGAATGGCAAGGCTTGGAAGAAAAAGCCTAAGGTACAAAAGAAAACAGGTAAGACTATTGATGGATATAGCCCAGCCAAATTGGCTGAGCGTGCACAGAAACGGAGCAAGTAATGTATCTAGACACAGGAACAATGATAGGTATCATGATAGCCCTAGTCGCCAGCATCTTGACCATGGGCTATAGCATCTATATAATCAAGACACAGAATGAAATCATTCAGCGTATGAATGATGCTACTGCAACCAGACGTAAGATGAATAGATAACAATGAGAACCAGAGAAGAACTATTCAAAATAAAAGAAGCATTTGCATACGCAATGCTTGACTTGTTAGATGTATATGACGAGTTACTTGCAACAGGCAGAGTATATGTAGATGAACCTACAGTTAATGACCTTGCCAAAAATCAGGAGGAATCAAATGCTTGACGAAGATACTCCTCAATGGGAGCACACCGTGTGGATTATGGCAAAAGTTAGATGCCGAACTACACACATAAACATAGACACCGCAGGTGATGAAGCCCTTGATGACCCCAATGAGTGGTACGTGTTAGAGTTTGATAAAGGGGTTAAGCATAGTCAAGAGATTGTTAGGGTGAGATGATTGAACAAGTCTTTGCAAGTTCATACCTCACAACAACACAGTCCTGGACATTCTTATTACTCTTTGGATATATCACATGGAGGTTTATTAGATGAAGAGATTGTTAGCAGGGTATTTAAGTTGGCTACTGGCGTTCTTATCAATACCATTCTTTCCCAGTCCAGCATACGCAGTAGCAGTAGCAACACAATTGCAAGACAATTGTATAGACACATCTACGTGGACACCAAGAGTAGCCAAGGCGTACGCCAAAGCCTTGATGAAATGGGAATACCCACATTGGAACAAGTCTGAATACACAGCACTAGCAAAACTTTGGGGTAAAGAATCTGCCTGGAAACATACGGCAGATAACCCTGAGTCTACTGCTGGTGGAATCCCACAAATTTTAGGGCTTGACCCTAACACCCCAGCCCCGCTCCAGATTGAGCGTGGGCTGGAGTATATCCAACACCGCTACAAAAAACCATCAGTTGCATGGGCACATTGGCGTGCAAATGGGTGGTACTAAGTTTGGCATAGTGAACCAGCGTAAGGACATTACAGTCTGAAAAGCAGCGTAGTTTATGCCAAAAATTCGCACCATCTAGATAGATGATTATGGAAGGTGGGTTGTTCCGCTACCTGCGAACACGGAACACAACAACTAACAAAGGAGATAGACATGGCAAGAGGAAATGGCAGAACAATCAACGTAAAGTTACCTACAGCAAAGGTAATCACTGCGTTACAACAAGCACTAGCCAAGTTAGAACTTGACTACACATCACAAGATGAAGCCGAAGTACAATATCAAAAGGCTGCAGAAAAATGGCGCAAAGAAGTTATCAAGTTTGCTGTTGATAACATATCAAAAGCAGAAAACATACGTACTAACTATCGTCAATGGTCTGGCAATCTTAATGTTGATTTTGATTTAACAATTAAAGAGAGTGAGTTTCCAGCCGAACCACAACGTGAATTTGAAACAATGCATATCAATACTTATAAAGATATGAAGGAGGAGATAACCAATGCTATCCGTATCCTTCAATTAACTGATGAGGAAGTGGTGTCAACATCTACTTACAATTCAATAGCAAGATACCTATAAGTAAGTTGGCCGCCCTGCCAACAGGGGCAGAACGGCCTCAGAAAAAAGGAGATAACATGATAGAGATAGACTACGACCCACTTCGCAATGAAGTAAGGAACGAGTTGATTAATCAAGAAGGTAAGTATAATCCAGATGACCGTGATACTAATGTCCGTATTGTTGAGGAGATTCGTAAAGCAATTGATGGATTAGCAGATGGTGTTATACCATCAGCCACACACATAGCAGAGGTAGCCATTGCTACTAATGACAACCTACAAATCCGTGACTTTATCATGGGTATTCAACAAGAAAAAGATATCAACTATGTAGGTGAATATATAGCATTACTTGGTAATGTTATTACTAAAGACAAAGCAGTTCCATTAGCCACAGTATTTTGTGGATACCTATATCAGGTTGAAGAGATAGAACAAGCAAAGATTATGTTGCTTGAAGTATTAACTCTTAACCCAGACTATCCATTAGCAAAACTATTAAGCAGGATATTTGCTGCCGAGTGGCCAGCAGATGAGTTTGCTAAAATGTCTGAGCAATTACATACCAAAGTTGTTGACACTATTTATGCAATAGATGGCGAAGTGATAAACAATGACAACTGAAACCCTTATACACGGAGCCGTGCGTAAAAGTGCATGGCACAAAGCAGGTGTAGCAGTAGAGGCTACATCAGCCAGTGAAGTAGCCAGTCAAGCAGGATTAGACTGGACAGTTTCATTACATGATATAACTGCAACCTATACAGTTCCAGGTGAGAATGGTATAGATATGGTTAAAGATTATATCCCAGTAGAAAACAAAAAAGCAGTTATTAAAACAGACCCATATGGTCAGACATCAGCCATTGGTGTAGTTGGTAATCGCTACAAAGTATTTCAGAATGCTGAAATTTTTGGAGCATTAGATAACCTAATTGATTCTGGTGGTATGAGATACGCAGCCGCAGGTGAGTATGATGGTGGTGCAAAGGTATGGATGCTAATGGAAACTCCAATGGAGATGACCATTGCAGATGACCCGCACTCAGTCTTTTTACTAGCCCGTACTAGCCATGATGGTAGTAGTTCAGTCATAATTAAACCAGTGATTGAGCGTTTGTTTTGCATGAATCAAATCAATAAGATATACAAGAACAATAACAAGTATACTTATAGTTTAAATCATACAAGCAATGCAATGCTATCAATTTCAGAAATTGCTAACATCATACGATTAAGTTATGACATGGCTAATGATTACACTGCATTAGCAGATACATTACTTAATAGAAAAGCAAGTCATGAGCACGCAAGAAATTATTTCAAGCGTGTGTTTCCATTACCTACCAAGATAGAGGAAGCACCATATGATTTGTTATCAACAGGTGAAAAGAAACAATTTACTAATGCAATTAATGCCAGAACTAAATCATTTAATATCTATGCTAACTCTCCTACACAAGAGAACATAAGAGATACAGAGTTTGGTATGTGGCATGCAGTTGTAGAGTGGGCTGACTACAATGCTAAGGGTAAGAACCTAGCAGTTAGCACAATGGCTGGTCGTAATGATGGTGTTAAAACTAGAGCACTTGAATTGTTGGGTGTGTAATGAGTATGATATCTACATCAAATGTAATGCAAGTAAAAACAGCAGAGCACCAAGTGCAACACAAATGTCCTTGCCTAACTTGCCGTCAAAATAGAGTAAGGGAATGGGTAGGTAAGTTACTTGATGCTGGTATTCCTCCTGATAATATTATGATGGAGATTAATCAGTATGGTGGTAGAGTAATTATCTATTCAGGTAATAAAGATAAAAACTGCCATCATTTGCACAAAGAAAAATGGTGCTATCAATTTAACGATAGGTCATTTGACTTTGCTATGATATGGTGGAGGGCACATGGTAAAAAACCAGAACCAACAACAGAAGAAAAAATTCTTTTGTTGAAGAAAGAGTTAGAACAACTACAAAGGGAGATAGCATGAGAATGTACAAGTATGAAGATAGAGATACTTACGTAGACAAATGGTATAAAGGTTTGTTTGCAATGTATTTTTATAAAACAGATTCAGAAAAGTATGGAATTACTGATGGGTTTACATTAACTTTATTCGGTAATAATTTTAATTTTGCAAAGGAGATAGAATGACAATGTATTATACGGAAGTAGATGGTACTGAACCAACAGTATCTACACAGGTAGGTGGTATTAAGTATACCTTTACCAATGAATCACTTACTAAATTAATAGAAGAAAAAGAACAACTTAAAGTAGAACTAGCACAACTTGAACGCAAGTTTAGAAGTGCTCGCTTTGATGTAAGAGAATTCTTTCAATCTAGATATGAAACAGATAGTGATGAGATTGTATGTGAAGTAGACGATGTTAATAATCTACTTATAAACCTAGAAACCGAAGCGTTAACTAGGTCTTGGTCAGCAACAGTCACTATCACAGCCACAGTTACAGGTATAGAAGCACCTAATGCAGAAGCAGCCCAAGAAATTCTTGATGATGCTTTTGAGGTTAACCTAACGGTTGATGGTGATGTATGGGTAGATGATGTATCAGTTGAATCAGTACACGCTGAATCATAATGTGATATACTAATCTTGAGCAGCCCTAGTTTCGGCTATCTCCTTTCTTAGGGCTGACTCATAAAGGAGAACATCATAGAAATAGATAGAGATAGATATGGCAGGCCATTAGTAGTACCACCCAATGGTGGTAAGGCAGTTGCTTACACACGAGCAACAACAATTGCCAACTCATTAGATGATGCATCAGCATTAGTAGCATGGAAAATGCGGATGGCTGCAATAGGTTTAACAACCAGACCAGATATATTATTATCTATTACTGCAGCACAAGAAGATAAGTTGGCTGTTAATTCTTTGATTGAAGATGCTATGCAAGTAGCAGGTGCAAACAAAGCAGCCAATATAGGTACAGCAATCCATTCATTTGCTGAACAATTAGATTTAGGGCATGATTTAGGATTGGTGCCACCAGAGTGGATGCCAGATGTAAAAGCCTATGAACATGCAACTAAAATTCTCAACAACAAGTTCATTGAACAGTTCAGTGTGTTTGACAAGTACAAAATTGCTGGCACACCAGACAGAGTTGTTGAGTATAACGGTGAGTTATTTATTGCAGATATTAAGACTGGTCGGATAGACCATCCAAGTAATATCGCAATACAGTTAGCAATATATGCTAACGGCTTGCCGTACGACACCGCCACGGCAACCCGTGGTACATGGGGCGAAGTAAACAAAGATAAAGCAATCATTATCCATCTACCCGCAGGAACAGGCACGTGTAAGTTAGTGTGGATAGATATTAAAGAAGGCTTAAAGGGTTTACAATTAGCCATGAAAGCACGAAAGTGGAGAGACCAGAAAGGTCTAATCACTACATTTGAATAGGAGAAAAATGAGTAGCACTGAATCACCAATCAGTATCAACCTCAAAACAGCAGGAGGTACGCAAATAACTTTGCGTGCAGATACAGCAGACCAGTTTGCTGACATGATTGCACAAGGTATACATATCATTACCGATGCAGTTACTGAAGTAGAACTAGCAGTAAAGGGTACATCGGCAAACAAGCCAATGTCCGTATCAGATATTGCTTCTAGTTTTAATTCAAACATTTCATCCAATGAATCAGGTGGAGAACAAACAGTAGAAGATAAATGGGGCAACACTTGGGTATACAACAAGCCAGGTGCACCATCGTGTGAACGAGGTGTAATGGTTCTAAAGTATGGCAAAGCACAGGCAACAGGCAAACCATACAAAGCGTTCTATGACCCAGCAGCAGCACCAAATTGGACAGGACCAAAGATTCCTGCCGAACTACGTACTAAGCCTATCTTTGCTTAGTAATTAACAGTAGACGGGGCGTGGGGTATAGCCCTTCGCCCCGTTTATATTAAAGGAGAGAGATGAAAACATTAATAAGAAGTGTTAACAACACTAATGTAGGTGGTGAGCCATTACCTGCTGTGTTTAAAGTATTTGAAAATGCGGGAATGATATTACGCAGAGCAGAGGTGACAGTAATAGCAGGCACCCCAGGTGCAGGCAAGTCATCAATTGCATTAGCAATTGCAGCAAAAACTAAATTACCTACTCTTTACTTTAGTGCAGATACCAATGCACATACCATGGCAATGAGATTGATTGCTATGACTGGCAACATTAGTCAGCAACAAGCAGAACAATTAATTAAAAGACAACCAGAAAAAGCAAAAGAAGTATTAGCCAATGGCAATCATTTGTTCTGGTGTTTTGAATCAAGCCCAACATTAAAAGATTTAGATGAAGAAGTATCAGCATTCGAAACCATTTGGGGTAGAAGTCCAGCACTTATTGTTGTAGATAACCTAATGGATATAGCAATGGATGGACACGATGAGTTTGGTGGTATGCGTGCAGCCATGAAAGAACTTAAGTATCTAGCCAGAGATACAAATGCAGCATTACTTGTATTACACCATACTAAAGAAGGATATGAAGGCAGTCCATGCCAACCACGTTCATCAATCCAAGGTTTAGTTAACCAGATACCAGCGATGGTATTAACTATTGGTCAGATGAAACAAGGGGATATGAATTACTTATGTGTAGCAGCAGTTAAAAATCGTTATGGTAAGGCTGACCAGACAGGTAATAACTATGTTACTCTTGCATTCAATCCAGAATCTATGTATCTAGATGACGTTATGATTAGGTATATATCTAATCAAGAGGAGTTAATGTGAGTAATCCAAGTAAAGCAAAGGGTTCCAGTGCAGAACGAGATGTAGTTAATTGGTTAAAAAAATGGTACCCATATGTAGAACGCAGGATTGCAGGTGCACACCTAGACAAAGGAGATATAGCAGGAGTTAATGGAGTAGTAATAGAAGTAAAAAACCACAAAAAGTTAGACCTATCCGCATGGGTAAAAGAGTTAGAAATAGAAATACATAATGATAAAGCGTGGACAGGTGTAATAATACACAAACGAATAGGCAAAGGAGATGTAGGAGAATGGTATGCAACAATGCCAGCAAAAATATGGATAGAATTAATTAGGAAAATTAATGGACAAACATGATGTATCTGCCTACTTAGTACATGTAGGCGCCACCCTGCCATCAGTGGGGCATGGTTGGCGCAAAATGAAATGCCCATTTCACGGAGATAAACACGCATCATCAGCCGTTAATTATGAACAAAATAGATTTAAATGTTTTGGCTGTGAAGCACAAGGTGACGTATACGATTTAATAATGTACAAAGAAGGAGGTAATTATATTGAGGCTATCAAATTCGCAGAGAGCATATCTCTTGCAGGCAACAGACCAGTACGCAAAGGACCTGCATCTAGCGGAAGAGTATCTTTCAACTCGGCATCTATCGGTAGAAGAGGGCAGAAGTTTTAATCTAGGTGTAGTAGCAGACCCATTACCAGGGCATGAGACTTACAAAAATAGATTAGCAATCCCTTACATTACACCATCAGGTGTAGTTGATATAAGATTTAGAAGTATCAACAACCATGACGATGCTAAGTATATGGGTATGCCTGGGGCTAAGACTACAATGTTTAATGCACAAGTAGTATTAACAGCAGGTAGTTATATATGTGTAACCGAAGGTGAACTAGACACAGTTGTTCTGTCAGTCAAGACAGGGCACCCATCAGTTGGTATACCTGGAGTTAATAATTGGAGACCATACTATGCAAAAATACTGGATGATTTTGAAACAGTAATTGTATTAGCAGATGGTGATAATGCTGGCTTAGAGTTTGGTAAAAGATTAAGCAGAGAACTACACAATGTTAACTTATTGCAAATGCCAGAAGGACATGATGTTAATAGCATCATAGTACAAGAAGGAAAGGAGTGGATAGATGAGCGAATCAGAAAATGTTTGGGACAATCCTGAAGATTTTTGGAAGCACGTAAAGTCTAATAAAAAATTAGTTGGCATAGCAGTATCTGACGAGCAAGGATTAGATATTTTAAATGCATTAAGAGATATCTATTTAAGAATAGATGAAGAGCCAGAAGATGCAAAACAAATGTTAACAATGTTAGGTATAATATTATTAGCAAGTAGCAATGGGCAAGGAGCAGTTATTAGTAATGAGATAGCAGTTCAAGCAGCAATGGAAGAGTTTGATATACATATGAATAGGATGTTAGATGAAAAATCCGAGTGATGTTGATGTAATACTTAATGAGTTGCGTAGTATTATGATGAAGAAGCAAGAGGACTATGGTCCTCTGAATATAGCCCTTGCCCCTGGTGGGGCTATGAATGGGCTGCGTGTAAGAATGTATGATAAGTTGGCTAGGTTAAATAACTTGGCTGATAAAAGCGCCACGCCCAATTTTGAATCAATAGAAGATACCCTTATAGACCTGGCTAACTATGCAATAATAGGACTATTGGTACAAAGAGGACAGTGGGAAGGCACAGATTAACTAATGACTGAGGCGTGGGTACAGGAATATGATTTGCTTGTGTCCACCCTTGGCATGGAATACGCCAGAAAATATTCTATAATTGAGCCTGCAGATATAAGACAAATCTTATGGCTTTGGTTTGTTACACATCCAAATAAATATACAGAGTGGTCTAAGTTACCACCTAAAGATAAAGAAAAACTTATTGCTAAATCATTACGCAATGCAGCCATAACTTATTGTGAAAAAGAAAAAGCCCGTAAGTTTGGCTACGATATGGTTGACCTTTATTACTATGACCCATCAGTTATTGAAGCATTTCTTCCATCTATTTTGGCAGATAGTTATGAGATACCAAGCAAGATACAAGACCTTAACTTTCAGTTTGGTAAATCAGGTGAGGTTACAGATGGAACTAACTGGCTAGTACTTAGGTCAGATATAGAAAAAGCATTCAACCAGTTGCCAGAGGCCAAACAAAATATTTTAAGATTAAAATTTACAATAGAAAATTGCGAGTGGACAGAACTTGGTAAAGAATTAAATACCTCTGCTGATGGTGCACGCATGAGAGTTAACCGTGCAATTAATTCTTTAATCAGAATACTAGGAGGTTGGAGGTCGTTTAATGATACAGATAATCTCGTGGATAAAGAACAAGATGAAGAAGAAGATGACACAAGAGCCTAAAGAAATAAAAGATTTATTTCAAAAAGATTACACCAATGCTATGGATTTACGTGGTCATCCCATTGGAGATATCTGTGTATGTGGTTCACAATTATTTACAGCAATAGTAGCCTTTGAATCTGGCGAGATAGCATTTTACTTTTTAGATGGTGAGTGTGTAGATTGTGGCTCATTGGTAACCCTACCCACACCAATAGATGATATAGGAATGGATTGTATGTAATGCCTTACTATGATTTCGAGTGCAAGATATGTACTAAAGTACAAGAAACAAATGATTCTGCTGCACCATTCTGTGCCTCTTGCGGAAATCTTATGACTCGTATATGGTCCTCTATACCAGTACATTTTAAAGGAAGTGGTTTCTACTCAACGGGAGGATAAAAGTTTTGATTGACTATCCAGTATGGAAAGATGTACCAGCATGCACTGGTATTGATGTAGAAATATTCTTCACTGAAGAAAAAGGTAACTATCCCAACCTTGATTATATTAAAAAATTATGCAATACTTGTCCAGTGCAAATCCAATGTTTTAACTATGCAATTGAAAATTTAGTTGAAGGAATTTGGGGTGCCACTACCAAAAAAGAAAGGGATAAATATAGAAGTAAACGTGGAATAATTGGTAAGACAGTTGTTCCTGCTTCTGTATTTAATAATAACTATGAGTAAACTATCTGATTTTGATTTAGACCTATCAGTTGGGCATGAGGGAGAATCCTTAGTCAATCAACTCCTTACCAAGGGCAAAACTATTGAAGTTAAGACAGACCTTAAATGGAGAAATACGAGTAACTTATATATAGAAACTGTATGCTGGTCACATAATAATGAAGAGTGGTATCCATCTGGTATATCTGTAAGTAAGGCTGCATACTGGGCATTTGTATTAGAAGGAAGCGTATTGATAGTACCTATAGAACATCTTAAACATGCAGTTACTTTATATGGACACCCAATTACATGTAACATACCACCCAATCCGTCAAAGGGTTATCTGATACAACCAGATAAAATCCTGCAAGTAATACAAGAGTTGGCTAAGTAGAGGGGAACTGCTTAGAAAACAAAAAAGACCCCCGCTCCAGTAGTAATACTGGGCGGGGGATTCTTTTATTTACAACTACTCGCTGCCACGACCAAACTGTGTGGCTGATGGGTCTAACCATTTAAGAACTGGGCCTGCAAGTCCTGCTAGTGCGGCTGCACCTAGTTGCTTAGGGTCTGTAATTCCAGTTACATACAGTGCAACTACCGCTGCTGCTGATGCTCGGAACCAACTTATTACTACTTGCTTGAACTGTTCGTTCATTTATTGCTCCTTTATTTGGTATTACTATGCACCTTACAACAGGTACAAACTAGAGGTTTTACTACTGGATAAGGTTTCTTTGCTGGTACTGATGTAATAGATGCAACTAATATTGCCAATGGATTAGGTTGATTCATCCACCAAAACCAAGGTGATGTGTCATTTCCTGACCCATCGTTAATGGAAATATGTAAATGTTTATTGTGTTGATTACTGCCAGTATAAGTACGGTTGCCTTCTTTAGCCTTTTCTTTAGACCAAATCTTTCCCTGAAATATTAGGTACTTAACCCTTGCATCTTCTTTTAACTTCTCAAATATTTCAACACAGTCAATACCATTCTTAGGGTCGTGAGTTAAATCAACTGCATACCCTGTGTTATGGTCAGAGGTTGGGCTTGCTTTCATATGAGCAGCAGATGGTAGTAAACCATCTGATAGTTTTTTTCTTGTTGGTTTGATTGCTGTTGCTTGACGTAGTACTGCTATTGCAGCAGGTGTTGCTTTCTTTGCATTCATATTGACATCCATCCCTGGTATTCAGCCTCTGGATTATCCATTAGCCATTGTTGTCTTAATTTATTCTGGTGTTCCCAATCAATATCATTACTCATCGTTAGAGTTTCGCAATGGATAAGTAATAGCCCAGACTATTAAGGTTAATATAATTGCATAACCAACTACAGTCTTAGCAGAGCCAGTCAATACAACCCAAGCAATAAACATACCTAGTAAGGTCCATAGTTGTTGGACCATATCTTTTAGTACTTTCAAGGTTTTCTCCTTTTGTATAACTTAATGTTGTCATTTGATGGCAGGCTAGTACCTCCACTTGTAGGTGTAGGTGTGGCTGTTCTAGCAGCGGAGGTTACGGCTACTGCATTAACAGCAGCCTGAGTAGCAATAACGGAAGCAATGATTGTATTCTCTGATTCTGTTCTTTCTTCTTCAGACATATCAGCACCTATGTTTGAGAGAGCAGTAAATACCTCTGCTGGATTATCAAAGATTGCAGAAATTAACTCTGCTGGACTTTCTAATAACTGTAGGGCTACTACTGTGCCAGCCTCAATGACTACACCATTATCTAGTTGGACAGGTGTATCAGCAGGTAGGTCAGCAAGGGTAATGCCAGCCTCTTCCATATCCTCTGTAGTAATAGCCTCACCGTTAGCCTCAGCCTCAGCAATTATGTCTGCTACTGCCTCTTCAATGGTAATTGGTTCTTCATCTATTACAACTTCTTCTATAGGTAAATCTTCTATTACTTCAATAATTTCTTCAGGTATATCTGGAAGGTCTTCTATCACAGGTATATCTTCAATGACTTCCACTGGGGGAAGTTCTTCTGGTATAATCTCTTCAACAACAATAATTTCTTGGGGGATATCAAATGGAGGCATTATTAGAATTGGCCCAGTTTCTGGCAGCGGTGGCTGAACTGGAGATGTGGGTTCTGGAATATTGGTTGGGACTGTGGATGTATCTACCGTTGCAGTAGTTCCATCAACTGTTACTGTATTGGTATCAACCACTACTGTATTTGTATCAACTACAACAGTACCTGTATCTACCACTACAGTATTTGTATCTACTGGTGGTGGTATCAAACCACTACTTAAAGTATAAGTTCCTATTGGTCTTTGACCAGCAACTATATAATCGTATGATGTAGCACGAATCGTATAGGTATCAGCGTTTAGTATTCCACTAAGGCGTGATGCATAATAATTAGTTTGAGAGTTATGGTTGCTGTCATCATCTTGAGCAATTACTGTTCCACTATCAACTGCTATACCACGATATAAAGTAATCCAAGAATCTACCCAAGACACACGCTCTACTGTTACTGAGTCAACTACTTCAAATCGTGGTCCAGTAGTAGTAGTAATTGTGTAGGCTGTTGTTGTATCTACTTGAACCACTACATCTACATAGGCAGTTGTAGCATCAAGATTAATGATTACATCTTCTGCACTAGCAGGAGTTGGTATAAAGAGTAGACTAATCCCTATTACTAAGGAGCATATAAATTTGGTCAATACGGGTTTCCAATCGGGTAATGCGTCCCTCTAGGTTATGTCCCCCGTTGCCATCAGGCTTAAGTTCTGATAGATAATGATTAACTAGCCACCTTACCAT